CATGGCGTACTCCTTTTCTAAGTAGATATTGTAATCCATTAGGCAGGAGTGTTACAAGTTCACTATACCACTACAAAGAGATGCCACTCGCTATAGCTATCCACTCTTATCTGCAAGCTACAATGGCAGACAGTATCTGACGGCCTATGGCAAACAACAAAAGTTAGCCTTTGGAACTGTTTATGTGGATCATGATGCCATGCCGGATAGTTATTCTGGTGTTGTTTCTGTTTCTAATAGCGTCACAACACTGGGGGATGAAGGTGCGGCAACCTATCATTTCACGCTTGCTCAGGCAGGAACTTATGATGTAGCAGTAAAGCTAGGCTTTCCCTTTTGGGATAAGAATAGTATTCACATCTCCCTTGATGGAAATGAAGTAGATTTTTCTGAAAACAGACTGTGGTGGCCTTATTGGAGAACGACTTTCTGGACGGTACTGAAAAAAGGAGTGAGCCTTTCTCAAGGAACACATACCATCACCATTTCGCTTGGGGCAAAGGGTGCACAGTTTTATGGATTTAGAGTCTGTTCTTCATTTTCTGAGGAGCCAACAGTTGGTGAAGCAGAATATACCCTTGCTCCTAGACATTTCAAAGATGTAAATGGTGATATGGTAGGGCCTGCAACTGGTTTTAAGTTGACGCTTGAAATGCTTAGAAGAAAAGCAGATTCTGCCCTTGTGTGGTATGAGGATTTTAGAGATGATAACCCTCTCCCCCAAAGCTACTGGACAACATTATCAGGCGAATGGAGTGTTTGGCAAGATACAAGCAGTTCGATGAATAGACCCTATTCCCAACTGGAGGGTAAGGGGCAGTTAGCATGGAACTACAACAATTTTTCAGATATACATTTAAGGGCGCAGATTATTTTTCCTGAGACCTTTAGTGGCAAGGCAGGTGTTTTTATTGGAACGATTTATTGTTGCTTTAATTATGATAACCAGCGTATTGAACTGTATGAAGGTTCTACTTTAAAAGGTAGTTATGCCACCAGCTTTTCAAAAACATCGGCCGCAAACATTCGATCGAATCCAAGCTTTTACACTCTAGAAATTCGAAAGCGTGGCAATCAAGTGCGGGTCTATTCCTCTGCATCCAATACACTGCGCTTTACAGCCACTTGCTCGGATGTGACAGGGTATGCAGGTATTCGTTCGGATAATAAAGTCCATTGCCAGTTGCTTCGCTTAGGCGATGCTTGGACCTATGAGCCTTATGAACGCTTTGACGTGCTTATGCCAGATGGAACATTTAAAACTTATGGTCGGCTATCAAGAAGTAACTGTTCTTGGGATGATGAGTTTCAAGTATTTACTTTAACAGCAGACCTTGAAGAATCAGCCACAAGAAGTGAAAGCATCTCCCTAGATTATGATTTTTTTCATTCAGATATGATGGCATCCATCCAGTGCGGAAAGGACTACAGTGTCACCATCATTCCAAGGGATATTAACATCTGGATATCTCGTATTTTCTTAGGTGATGGTGACGGATTTTCCATTCTTTATTATCAGGATGTGGATAGCCTTGTGTACTGGGCAAATGAAGCAGCTTATCGGTGGAAACTTCGAGGCATGTGTATGTGGTCACTAGGGCAGGAGGATTTAAGACTCTGGGAGTGGCTACCAAAACAAATAGAGTAATCAAAGGAACATCTGCAAAAGTAGGTGTTCTTTTTATTTCAACAAAAGGAGGAATTTTCAATGAAAGAAATATGGAACTGGATCCAAGTTGTGATAACAGCAATCGGTGGATTCTTCGGATGGTTTTTAGGAGGAGCAGACGGATTTTTATATGCGCTACTAGTCTTTGTAGTCATCGACTATCTAACAGGTGTCTTATGTGCCATCGCTGATAAGACCCTATCAAGTGAAGTGGGATTTATCGGAATCAGCCGTAAAGTGCTGATTTTTGTTTTAGTGGGTGTGGCCAACATTTTAGATGTCTATGTGATTGGTGATGGGAGCGTACTAAGAACAGCGATTGTTTTCTTCTACTTATCGAATGAGGGGATCTCGCTGTTAGAAAACTCAGCTCATCTTGGACTACCGATCCCAGAAAAACTAAAAGATGTATTAAAACAGCTTCATAACAAGAGCGACGAGGAGGAATAATCATGAAAACTAAAGGAATCGATATCAGCACGTGGCAAAAACCAAGTCAGATAAACTATGACCAACTTGCGAAAGAGGTTGATTTTGTCATTCTACGTGCAGGATACACCGGTCACGGTACAGGAGTGAGTTTACACAAAGATGATGCCTTTGAAAAACACTACAAAGCCTTTCACGAGAGAGGTATTCCTATCGGTGTTTACTGGTACAGCTGTGCCAATACCAAAACCAAGGGCATAGCAGAAGCGAATAAATGCCTAGAAATTATCAAAGGCAAGACCATCTCTTATCCCGTTTTTATTGATACAGAGGATAATTATCACCAGCAACCAAGTGGCAAGAAAGCCATTACCGATGCTTTAGTAGGCTTTTGTGAAACCGTAGAAAATGCTGGATATTATGCTGGTATCTATGCGTCTAGTTCTTGGTTTCAAGATTTAACAGAACTGGATCGTATAGCACCTTATGATTTCTGGGTCGCTCAGTGGTCGAGTAAAGAACCGACACTTCGTCATGGTATCTGGCAGTACACAAGCAAAGGTAAACTAAGTGGTTACTCAGGAAACTTAGACATGAATTATGCTTTTAAAGATTACAAAGCGATTATCCAAAGTGCAGGGCTTAATCATCTTGGGAAAGAAGAAAACGTACCTGCTCCTACAGAAAAGAAATCGGTCGAGCTGCTGGCCAAGGAAGTCATTCAAGGCTTATGGGGTAATGGTGAAGAACGAAAGAAACGCTTAACAGATGCAGGCTATGATTATGCGGTGGTGCAATCAAAGGTCAATGAAATGCTATCTAGTAAAAAGTCTATTGATGCCATCGCAAAGGAAGTCATTCGTGGCGATTGGGGTAACGGACAAGATCGAAAAAACAAACTTACAAATGCCGGCTATGACTACATTTCGGTACAAAAAAGGGTAAATGAACTCTTGAAATAAGAACTAGTAAGAATGCCTATCAAGGAGTATTTCTCTTTGGTAGGCATTCTTTTTTTCTAAACCGTCAGATTCTATTACCTCCCGTGGCTACTAGGTAGAGGGCAACAAAAAAATCGCCCTTTGGAAAGAGGTGATGGATATGAAACACAATCTCAAAATTAGTGTTTCTAAGAAACCACAGACAGGCGGACTTGTTACCTACCGTAATGTGTCCGTAAGGGAACGAATTCTTCGCTTTCTTTTAGGGAGTAAACAGCGTGTAACGATTGTGATTCCTGGAGATAGCATCGAGGAACTCTCTATCTGTGAAATGACGAAAGGAGGTACTGACCTTGAGCAAAATAAAATTACTGCTTGAAGTGGTAAATGATATGCGAAGTCTTGCTGACAGCATACAGGCGGTTTGTAATGCAATGGCAGAAAGTGATTCTGCTCCCAAAGAAGTGCCTGCCACAAAGACAGAAACAGCAAACGAGCCGGATATCCCACTGGAAAAAGTGCGTATGGTACTTGCTGAAAAGAGCCAGATTGGGTTTACTGCCGAAGTGCGAGGACTCATTCAAAAGTATGGTGCAGACAAGTTAAGTGCGGTTGACAAGGCTTATTATGCTGATATCTTGAAAGATGCGGAGGAGCTTGGAAATGGGTAATCATGCAATATTATCTGCATCCTCATCCCACAGGTGGCTCAACTGCCTACCCTCTGCAAGACTTGAACTGGAGTTTGAAGACCAAAGTGGTGAGGCAGCAAAAGAAGGTACAGCGGCTCATGACCTGTGTGAACACAAACTAAAAAAGGCACTTCATATGAGAAGTCAGCGACCTGTCTCTGAGTATAACTCTGATGAGATGGAGGAATGTACAGATGCTTACGTGGACTTCGTTATGGAACAGGTGGAACTTGCAAAAACAAAATGTAACGATCCAATCGTTCTTATCGAACAGCATCTTGATTTTTCATGCTATGTACCAGACGGCTTTGGAACAGGAGATTGCGTGATTATCGCGGATGACAGACTTCACATCGTAGACTTTAAATATGGGCTGGGTGTGCTAGTCGATGCCGTGGACAATCCACAGATGAAGCTCTATGCCCTCGGAGCACTTGGAATCTATGATCACCTGTATGACATCAAAGAAGTGTCTATGACAATCTTTCAGCCAAGAAGAGAAAATGTCAGCACCTGGACAATACCGGTGGAAGAACTAAAAGGCTGGGCGGAAGAGGAACTAAAGCCTAGGGCGGTCAAGGCCTTTAATGGTGAGGGTGAATACATCCCCGGTCCATGGTGTACCTTCTGTAAAGCGGCAAACAAATGTAGGGCTAGAGCCGAAGAAAAGCTAAAACTTGCAGAGAAAGAATTCAAGATGCCACCTCTGCTGACGGATGCTGAAATAGAAGAAATCTTACTTGTTCTTCCCGACCTTACCAAATGGGCAAATGAAATAACTGCCTATGCCACTGATGCAGCAGTCAATCACGGTAAAGAGTGGAATGGTTTTAAAGTTGTGGAAGGTCGCTCGGTTCGTAAGTATAAAGATGAAGAAGCCATCGCAGAAAAAGCTGTAGCAGGTGGATATAAGGATATTTACAGAAAGAGCCTTATTCCGATGACAGAGATGCAAAAACTGATGGGTAAAGCCAAGTTTGAGGAACTCCTTGGTGATCTCATTTTCAAACCACCGGGTAAGCCGACTCTTGTTCCAAACTCAGATAAAAGACCGGCGATTAACGTAGTAAATGCCAAACACGAATTTAACGAAATTATGGAGGATTAAATATTATGGCAAATATGCAAAACAAAACAAAAGTTATCACAGGTGTAAACTCAAGATTTTCTTACTTCCACGGATGGGAGCCTGTATCTATTAATGGTGGTGCAGAAAAGTACAGCGTATCCATCCTTATTCCAAAGGATGACAAGGAAACCATTAATGCTATCCATGCAGCAGTTGATGCTGCCATTGAGGAAGGTATCGCAAAGTTTGGTGGTAAGAAACCAAATAAGGCAGCCATTAAACTACCGCTGCGTGATGGTGATGTAGAGCGTGATGATGAGGCTTATAAAGGCCATTACTTCATCAATGCGAATAGCAAGACAGCGCCACAGATTGTAGACAAAAGTGTTAAGCCGATACTGGATCGTAGCGAGGTATACAGCGGTTGTTATGGCAGGGTTTCTCTTAACTTCTATGCTTTCAACTCAAATGGTAATAAAGGTGTAGCTTGTGGTCTTGGTAATATTCAAAAAATTAGAGACGGAGAACCTCTAGGCGGTAAGACTTCTGCAGTAGATGACTTTACGACTCTTGTAGATGATGACTTCCTTGCCTAAAAGGAATACAAAACTTGACGGTGGTGGAGGTCTTCCCTCTGCCACCTTTTTTCATTTAGGAAAGGTGGTAGCTATGAAGAACTTAGAAATCGATATAGAAACCTATTCTTCTACCAATCTACAAAAAAGTGGTGTTTATCGTTACGTAGAAGCAGATGATTTTGAGGTGATGCTGTTTGGTTATGCGGTTGACGGTGATGAAGTTAAGGTCATCGATTTGATGAATGGAGAAAAGATTCCAAAAGAAATCCTAGATGCCTTAACCGATGAAACCATTACGAAGTGGGCATTTAATGCTCAGTTTGAGCGAGTATGCCTTTCACGTTATTTGGGCTATCCCACTGGGACTTATCTAAATCCTTCCTCATGGAAATGTTCCATGGTTTGGTCTGCCTATATGGGTTTACCTCTTTCTTTAGAAGGTGTAGGTGCAGTGCTGGGACTTGAAAAGCAAAAGCTGACGGAGGGTAAAGACCTGATACGATATTTTTGTCTTCCATGTACTCCAACAAAAATAAATGGTGGTAGAACCCGTAACTTACCCACTGATGAAATCGATAAATGGCAGCAGTTTAAAGTATATAACAAGCGTGATGTGGAGGCAGAAATACAGATACAACAAAGATTGATTAAGTTTCCAGTACCAGAGGACATCTGGGAGGAGTATCATCTCGATCAAGAAATCAACGACCGTGGTATAAAGGTGGATATGGATTTTGTAAATCAAGCAATTGCTATGGATGAGATTTCTCGCAACAAACTGATGTCCGATATGAAGGAAATCACAGAACTTGATAACCCTAACTCCGTACAACAGATGAAAGATTGGCTTTCTGAAAACGGTCTAGAGATGGAGACTCTCGGTAAAAAAGCTGTCGCTGAGAAACTTAAGGAAACCGATGGTGAACTAAATGAAGTTCTTTCGCTACGTCAGCAACTAGCAAAATCATCGGTAAAGAAATATACAGCAATGGAAAATGCGGTTTGTAGTGATTCTCGCGCCAGAGGTATGTTCCAATTTTATGGCGCAAACAGAACCGGCCGCTTTGCCGGAAGGCTTGTGCAATTACAGAACCTGCCCCAAAACCATATGCCGGATTTAAAAGAGGCACGAAACATTGTCAGAAATGGTGATGTTGAAACACTAGAACTGCTCTATGAAGATATACCTGATACCCTTTCACAACTGATTCGTACAGCCTTTGTACCAAGAGTGGGTCATAAGTTTATTGTGGCTGACTTCTCAGCCATTGAGGCTCGTGTGCTTTCATGGCTTGCAGGCGAAACATGGCGAACAAAGGTATTTGCTAGTGGTGGCGATATCTACTGTGCATCTGCCTCCCAGATGTTCAGTGTTCCCGTTGAAAAGCATGGTGTGAACGGTCACTTGAGACAGAAGGGTAAAATCGCTGAATTGGCACTTGGATATGGTGGTTCTGTTGGTGCGCTAAAAGCCATGGGTGCATTAGAGATGGGGCTTGAAGAGGAAGAATTAAAACCGCTTGTGAATGCCTGGAGAATGTCTAATCCCAACATCACACAGTTCTGGTGGGATGTAGATCGGGCGGCTAAACAATGCGTAAAGGAAAATAAATCACAAGAAACCCATGGCATCGAGTTTCATTGTCTTAGTGGCATGCTTTTTATCATTCTTCCCTCAGGTAGACGGCTTGCCTATGTAAAACCTCGAATCGGTGAGAATCAGTTTGGTGGTGAGTCTGTTACCTATGAAGGAGTAGGTGGAACAAAGAAATGGGAGCGTCTTGAAAGTTACGGACCTAAGTTTGTAGAGAATATTGTTCAAGCTATATCCCGTGATATTTTGATGTATTCAATGAAGATGCTTAGTACTTATCGTATTGTGGCTCATGTCCATGATGAAGTAATTATTGAAGCTAATCCTCAAATATCGGTTACTGAAGTATGTAAACAGATGAGTCAAGTGCCACCTTGGGCAAAAGGGCTGCTACTTGATGCCGATGGCTATGAATGTGACTTTTATCAAAAAGATTAATAAAACCATCAGATTTCACCTCCTGCCGTGGCTACCAGGTAGGAGGTGTTTTTCTATGAACATTTTTGAAGTAAAAGACGGTTGTCCTACTATCAAGGGCAAAGCAGAACAGATGACAACAGAAGATTTGCAGAGGGAATATGACTTTCATATGGCGGAGAGCATTATCAAAATGCTTTATAAAGAAGGCAAAATTACAGCGGATGAATTACACAAAATATCAGCATTAAACCGAGAGAAATTCTCCCCTCGACTAGCCAAGATTATGTCCTAAAACCCTTGCTATTAGTAGCCTTTTGAGTGATATATGTAATGACAGAAAGTGAGGTGAGATGATGAAAAAGATAACAAAAATAAATGAATTGGAGAGACCGCTATTATCTAAAGCTAAGCTTCGAGTTGCAGCTTATGCTAGAGTTTCAACAGATAGTGATGAACAGCTTGTAAGCCTTAAAGCACAGCGAGAGCACTATGAAACTTATATTAAATCCAACTCAGAATGGGAGTTTGCAGGCCTCTATTATGACGAAGGTATATCAGGAACCAAAAAGGAAAAACGACCAGAACTTCTTCTCATGATACGTGATTGTGAGAACGGGAAGATAGATTTTATTGTTACTAAATCAATTAGTCGGTTTGCCCGTAACACAATGGACTGTCTAGAATTGGTAAGAAGTTTGATGGATATCGGTGTTTATATTTATTTTGAGAAAGAAAATTTAAATACAGGTGACATGGAGAGCGAACTAATGCTTTCTATCCTCTCAGGTTTTGCAGAAGAAGAGTCTGCGTCAATATCACAAAATACCTCATGGTCAATCAATAAGAAATTTCAAAATGGTAGTTACATTATCGGCAGTCCTCCTTATGGTTATGCCAATGTAAATGGTGAGATGGTTATTGTTCCAGAGGAAGCTGAAGTAATAAAACGCATTTTTGCAGAATGCCTTTCAGGTAAAGGTGGAAGTATCATAGCAAAAGGCCTGAACAGGGATAAGATTCCTACAAGAAGAGGCAAACATTGGAGTCCGGGTACGGTGATTGAAATGCTCCGGAACGAAAAATACAAAGGGGATGTCCTTTTCCAGAAGACATATACGGACAGCAACTTCAACCGTCATATTAATAATGGCGAGAAGGATCAGTTTTACTGTAAGAATCACCATGAACCTATTATCAGCAGAGAAGTATTTTCTAAGGCTCAAAAGCTGATAGCAGAAAGAGCAAAGAATCGTAATAAATCCATCGCTAAGAATACTTATCAAAACAGATATGTATTGAGTGGAAGAATAATCTGTGGAGAGTGCGGTTCCAAGTTTAGGAGAAAAACAAATTACTCAGCTGGTAGGAGTTATATTGCTTGGAGTTGCATCGGTCATATCGAAGACAAAGAGAGTTGCTCCATGTTGTTCTTGCGAGATGGGGAAATCAAAGCCACATTTACAACCATGATGAATAAGCTTGCTTTCAGTCATAAGTTAATCTTAGAACCGCTTTTCAAATCAATTAGCCAAATTGATGAAGAAAGCGACCGTGAAAGAATGGATGCCATAGATAAGCGCATGGAACAATTAACCGAAGAACGCAATACTCTTATTGGTCTTATGACAAAAGGGTTTCTTGAACCAGCACTTTTTAACAAGGAACGAAATGTTCTAGATATAGAGGTAAAAAATCTTACTGCTGAGAAGACGAACTTGGTAATGTCATTTACTAATGGTACTTCACAGTCAGACGAGGTAAAGGCTCTTCTTGATTATGTGTCAGTGGAAAAGTTTGATGGTAATTATACGGATGAGGCATTTGAAAAGTTTGTTGAAAACATAATTGTAAATTCAAGGGATGAACTAATATTTAAAATGAAATGTGGTCTTTCCCTTAAAGAAAAGGTGGTGAGATAAATGGCCTATGTACCATACGGATATACAATTACGGATGGAGTTGTTACTGTCGATGAAAAGGCAGCAGGTCAAGTAAAGGAGTTCTTTGAAAAATACATATCAGGACTTTCCCTTACAGTGGCTGGCGAACAGGCAGGTATTGAAAAAACCCATTCAGTAATGGGGCGTATCTTGAAAAATGTCCTTTATCTCGGAGATGATGTATATCCAGAAATCATTGATAAGGAGACATTTGATAAGGCGGAGGAAGTTAGAAATAAACGTGCAAAAGACTTAGGAAGAATTGTGGAACTCGCAGCTTTTACCTCTCCCCCTCCTATGGAACGATTCAAGATGGGAAGAGTAGAAGGAAAACTTCCAGCGGGGCCTATCGCACGAGCAGAGTACTTATATAATCTGATAGAAAGCGAGTGATAAAGTGACTGAAAAAAGTATAACTGTAATTCCAGCACGAAAAAGATTTGGAAACACAGTTGCAAAAGAAAAAATAAAGAAGCTGCGTGTCGCTGCCTATTGCCGTGTTTCTACAGAAACAGAAGAGCAAAATTCAAGCTATGAGGTGCAGGTAGCTCATTACACAGAGTTTATAAAGAAAAATAATGAATGGGAGTTTGCAGGCATATTTGCTGATGACGGCATATCTGGCACTAATACCAAGAAACGTGAAGAGTTCAACCGAATGATAGACGAGTGCATGGAGGGTAAGATAGATTTAGTTATTACAAAGTCTATTAGCCGATTTGCTCGTAATACTCTAGATTGCCTAAAATACATTAGACAACTCAAGGAAAAGAACATAGCAGTATTTTTTGAGAAAGAGAACATCAATACAATGGATGCTAAGGGTGAAGTATTGCTTACCATCATGGCATCCCTTGCACAGCAAGAAAGTCAGAGTCTTTCACAAAACGTTAAACTCGGACTTCAGTACCGATACCAACAAGGCAAGGTGCAGGTCAACCACAAGCGTTTTATGGGTTACACAAAAGATGAAGATGGCAACTTGATAATAGTTCCTGAAGAGGCTGAAATTATTAAACGTATTTATAGAGAATACCTTGAAGGCAAGAGCCTGGCGGGCATTGGTAGGGATCTTGAGAAGGATGGTATTTTAACAGCTGCCGGAAAACCAAAGTGGAGGCCAGAAACCATAAAGAAGATTCTTAATAACCTAAGCCTCTCGATTTTGATACAATGTAACGATAGCGGATATGTGAAAAAGTCTGAGAAATACAGCGCTTTCAGC